TCGAGCGCCCGGGCGCGCAGCATCTCAACCGTGCTCGGCCGGAGCCGCCGGCCTTTGAGCGCCACCGCCAGCCGGCGGATCTGGTCCTTCACGGCGTCGCTGCGCTTGCGCCCTTCGGAGATGCGCCGGCGCGCCTGCTCGGAGTGCCGGTACCCCGTCGTCCCTTCGCCGCCGAGTGTCAGGTTCACGAGCGGGGCGTCCAGGTCCTGGAAACACGCGATCAGGAGCTTCTCGTGCTCGAGCGCCTGCGCCTCGTCGTCCCAGTGCGCCAGGATCTCGACCACGCGCCCGTGCTTGCGCGCGACGCGGCGCCACCACAGGCTGCGGGACTCCATGCGGTACGCGCGCGTGCCGGCGCCCTTACCCACGTAGAACACCTCCCCGTCATCGGCGCGACGGTGCAGATACGTGTAGAAGATCCCCGGCACGGCAGCCAGCCTGTCCTCCTCAGCTGCGCTGAGCGAGGATGTTGGCGAGCCAAGCCGGGCCCTTGGGGTCCGGGTCCTCGAGCACCACGAACGGGTACGCCTGGCCGGTGTGCGCGCGCAGGTGCGCCATCGTGATCTCACCGGTGGGCGAGGGCGTGAGGTCCTGCGTGACTCGTGTCTCCTTCATGCGCGCGAGCACCTCGAGCGTCTTGCGATAGATCCACGTCGGGACCTCGCGGAAGATCGTCTCCTGGTCCTGCGCCACGCCGCCGCGCCAGTACGGCGCCGCGTTCGGGTCCGTGGTCGCGTGGATCATGACCTTGACCTTCTGGTGCATGAACGCCTCCTCGGAGGCGACCCGAGCGATGTCCTTGTCGTCGATGCGCTCGATCTCGGGCTTGTCGCCGCTGTCGGTGATGATCACGCCCTTGTCGACCAGGCTCTGCTCGAGCTCGGAACTGCGTTTCGTCATGGTGGTGTTCCTCGATGGGGGTTACGTAGAAACGCCCCACCCGCCCAAAGGCAGGCGGGGCGTCATGCCTGGCCCTGCGCGGGTCAGACCGTCAGCGCGAAGCCGGGCAGCGAGCCAGCCACGTTGCGCACGGTGCCGACCGTGAGGCCGGCGGCGTTCCAGTTGCTGGACCCGAAGGTCCAGGTGCCGGACAGGGTCGGCCCGCCCGCGATCGTGTGCACCGCGATCGGGATGTGGCCGGCCGGGATCGCCGGGTACGGGCACACCGTGCCGGAGGCGTTGTCGACCACCGGGCCCGCGACGACCTTGGTCGTGCCGCTGGAGTCGATCACCCACGCAACCGCGCGGGCCTTGTTGGCCGTCAGCGTGATCGCCTGGCCGGTCGCGGCGTCGCTCGTCGGCGTGGCAGCGCCCGAGGCGACCGCCTTGTTGCCGCACACGCCGTCGATGACGAAGCCGAAGAGCGCGGTGCTGTGGGTCGTCGCGGCGCCACTCAGGCCGGTCAGGTTCGCGCCGGGGGAGGCCACCGCCAGGACGGCGTTCAGGCCGCTGTGCTGCTCGAGGTTGAAGGACATGTCTTGTTCCTTTCGTCAGATCTTGAACACGAGGACGCCCCACGTCGCCGAGGCGGCGTCGATGGCGACAGCGGTGATGTTGGTCACCCGGATCGTCACGGTGTTGGCCGCCGACACGAAGGCCGACGGGATGAGACCCGCGTTGAGCGTGGACGGGGGCGCGAGCACGACCGCGTCGCCGAGCGCCGCGCCGGGCACGGCGACCGTCAGGGCCTGCGTGGCGGCGGCACCGGCCGACGGGAAGTCGAGCGTCGCTTTCGCCTTCACCACGCGGTCGAAGCCGTGGCCGAAGTTGATGGTTTCGTACAGTGAGTTCATGCGTGGTTTCCTTGTGCTTGAACCCCCGGGCTCTCACCCGGGGGTCAACTCACTGATCAGAGCGCCGAGACACCGGCCTCGATCCGGCACATCCACGACTCGTTCAGGCGGACCGCCGCGAACCAGGTCGAGGCGCCCACGTAGCCGAACTGGCCCAGCGGGTTGGCGTGGTTGATGTCGGTCGAGCGCAGGACCGTCGGCTTCACGGCGTTGTAGCCCTTCAGCGCGACCTGGCCCCAGCAGTCTTCGCCGATCACGAGGAACGGGTAGACGTCGACGTTGGTGTTGTTCGCGGCCAGGCAGCCGTTCAGGGTCGCGCTGCCCTGGGCCAGGAACGGCACCAGCAGCGGCGACTTGACGAAGCGGAAGTCCTCGCAGGCGCCGATCTCGTGGTCGTGCACCGGCTTGAAGTTGCCGTACTCCTCCACGCGGGTGAAGCCCGGCAGATTGCGGGCGTCCGAGACCGCGTCGGTGTGCATGAACACCAGGTACGACGGTTGGACGGCGCGGGTGCCGAAGTTCACGCCCGGCGCGACGCGCGACGTCACGCGCTTGGCGCGGTTCGCCTCGAGCGTACGTGCCGCCTTGCGCAGCGCGGGCAGCGTGATCGGCGTGTTCACCGAGCCGCGGCCCGAAGCCGTGCCGGTGTAGACCACCACCGAGCCCGCGCGCAGCACGCCGTAGCGCACCAGCTCGAGCACCTCGGCCAGCGTCTCGCCGGTCAGCTTGACCATCTCGGCCGGGACGTCGTCCTCGTAGAGGAGCTCGACCTTGCTCGAGAACTTGAACAGCAAGCCGTACTGCTGCAGCGTGACGCTGACGTCCTGGAAGTCGATCGTGTTCGACGTCGGGGTCGCGCCCTCAGCCAGAACGAAGTTCGACGGGTTGATACCGATGTTCGACGCGCTCAGCGTGCCGCTCTGCGGCGTCTCGCGGTACCGGTTGTTGAGTTCCAGACCGGCGCCGGTCAGGCCCGACAGACCCGTGCGGCTCGCGCCAAACGGGAGCGTGCGACGCCACACCAGCGTGTCGGTCTGGTTCTGCGGCATCTGACGCATCGTGCCGAAGTCACCGAGGACGGTGATCGGCTCGGCGTGGGCGAGCATGTCCTGCGCCGCGCGGATCAGGTTCCGCGAGTTGACGGTGCTGTAGCCTTGGATGGCCATGTTCAGTTCCTTTCGTCAGGACAGCTCAGCTGTCCCGTGTCACCCGGCTTGCTTGCTGCGCTCGCGCGCCAGGTAATCCCATTGTTCCTTCGGCGTCATGTCCTCGAACCTCTTGGACGTGACGCCGCCTGCTGACGGTTTGCCGGTGTTCGCCGCTGCCTCCAGCCTGCGCTGTCGGCCCTGCTGTTCCGCCGGTTTGGCCTTGGCCGCCTCGTCGAACAGGTCGAGAACGCGAATCGCGTCCAGCCCGTCCTCGCTGCCGATCAAGGCCTGGATGTCCGCCGGCTGCGTCGGCAACCACTCTGCGAACGCGGGGCTCTTGACCTTCTCGCGCCACTTGGGGTGCTTCAGCGTCACCAGCTTCTCGTTGATCTGACGGACCGCCTGCGTCGTCGCAGCCGCGGTGCGCTCGGCAACCAGCTTCTCGATGTCCTCGGGCGACGGGCCTTGGGCCTGCGGTGCGAGTCCACCCAGACGCGTCTCCACGAACTCGGAGATCGCCTCACCCCACTCGGGGAAGTCCTTCTTCAGGGCATCCCACTTGTCGGGGTCCTTGGCCGCGGCAACGACCTGCTTCTGCGTGGGCTGCTCAAGCTGCTGCTTGGTCTTGTCCCACTGCGACTGCAGTGCGCCGACACGGCCCTTGGTCTCCTTCAGCTCGTTGACCACCTGCGGCAAGAGCGCCGTGAGTTCGTCGAGCCGACTGAGCTTGGCCGCGATCTCCGGGTCCAGGGCGGGTGCCTTGGGCCCCGGTGTGGCTTCCTGCTCCTGGGCGGGGTCGGTCTCCAGGGTCGGCTCCTGCGGCGGCGGCTCGACGATCTCGGCCGCCGGCGCGTTGCGCTCCTGGTTCACCGCGTCCCACTCCTCTTGGGAGATGGTCGCCTGCTGTCCTGCCATGTGCTGCTCCTCGCGTTAGGCTACGTCGCCGCCGGGCCAGCCCGGGGGCGCGGTTGGTTGCTGCCGGGCTGCCAGTTCCTCAGGCAGGCCGAGCAGCCGCTTCAGCGCTCGGATCTCTCCCCGCAAGACCTGCGTCGTGGGCCAGTCGGTTTCCGCGTTCTCGAGCCTGGCGCGCAGGCTCTCGATCTTGTCGACGATATGACCCCTGACGACAGGCCAGGGTGGGTTGAGAATCTCGTTCACTGATGGGGGTGCGCGTTGGGGGAAACGCTATCGTCTTGAATGATGGGATAGCCTCCCTGTCCTTGCAAATCGCCTACAAGGTGCTCGATCTGCAAGG